CAGGAATGAAGTGTAGTATAGAATCTAATATAATAAAAGTTTCTAACGACACTTCTTCACCAAATACATAACGAAGTATAGGCGGATGTTGTCCATCCACCACATCAAAAATGACATTGAAATTCTCGTTTTCTTCAAACAATGAATCAATTTCATTTTCAAACACATAAGGAAGACCCTGAATCCTGGCCTTCCATGCAATGTAATTATTTCTACCTTCTGATGAAGTTACATTGCCGACCCACATATTTTTTGTCTTAACAAAATTAGAGACAAGAAATTTTGTGAGGTCATCTTCTTTGTAAATCTTCGACAAACGTACAAAATGATGTTTGTCATTTCTTTTTTCAAAAGAGGATTCGTTTGCACGAACTCTCCCATTAAATTTAAAGTAATCATATTCTTTCTTGTTGAAATGTTGTTTCAACGAAAGATATTTTTGATATACTTCAAACGGTGTCACTTGATATATCATATAGGGAGTTTAGATGTCTTAGGCATGAAATTTAATTTCTCTGCTTCTTCCCTCAATTTAGTTTTAGTTTTAACATTAATTAATCCTGCAACCGTTTCCGATTCAAGACCATTTTCTTCTGCATGATAGAGCATCGCATCAAGATAACTCATACTGGTTTTCTCAACTATCTCTTCAATTTCAATATTATACTGCTCTGATGTATACATGTTAAGTAATTCTTCCATTCTTATTCTTAATTATACCACATTATAATACATTTGTCAAGTCACAATCAAATCGTATCATTATTGCCATTTGTTATATTTTCCGACTCTTTTTGTTCTGGATCGTCTTTATCTTTGAACCAATAATCAGTTGATTTAGCGAGAACGGCCACATAGGCTCCCACCATAATATTCACTAAATCCCGACTATCTTGTGGTAATGCCGCATAAAACAATAACCATACCAAAAACAAAAAAGTAGTTACTATAATTAAACTTAAAGAAAACCTAGCCCACCAGTTCAACTTTTTTCTTGTTTCTATTTTTTCATATCTCAATGCTTCCATTGGATTAGTCTCCCATAATTTTTCTTCAGATTCATAAACTAATTCCTCTTCAGTATTAATCTTATCATCCTTTAGACGATCTTTTTTACTACCTATAACTGCCATATAATCATATCCCCTCTTCTATAACTGTTTCCCATTGAGGACCATGTTTCTTATAATAATACATGCTTGTTTCTTTTTTCTCTTGCATTTTAAATAAGAATTTTTTACCTC